TTGTTTCAGTTTGTTAAGGCCGTGCTGGCTGATTTGTCGTGTCATGGTGTTTCCTTTTTCCATAAAAAAAGGCGGCTAAAAAGCCGCCTTGTGAAAAGCATTTCTTAAAAAATGCCTGTAAATTATTTTTTCAATTTATTTTTCTCGAGCTGCTCTGATGTAACTATGAGGATGGCTCGTGTCAAACAAACCTCTTTCATCCCTTTGAACGGCAAATCTGGCAAGCCGGGCAAATTGTCTTCAAGAAAACGAATTGCCCGATCATCAATTGTCGTTCCATTATTGATCAACTCTGAAGCGATCGCGGTTGCATGTTTATTTATCAGGTCGTTTAGTTCTGTAAGTTTTGTTATAACGACAGCAGGCAATTCTCGTTCGCCGGTGATCCATTTTTTTACCGCGGCGAGTGAGTAATCAAGATAATCGGCGGCTTCTTGCCGGTCGAGGCCGCATAAGTTAATAGCTCGTTTGAAAATCATTTTTCTTCATTATCAATAATGTCGAAATAATCATCTGGTGCGCTATAAATTTTCGCGGAGCCATAATTGCCGTTACCTCTGATTTCAATTGATGCTTGGATGGTTGCTCCTGCCTCCCGCTTGCTATCAGTAATTTCCGCAACGTATCTAAAAAATTGACTGTCATCATTTGGGTCGAAGTTCCTGTCGTTTTCCTCTAAAAACGCTTTTAAGTCGGCTTGGCCTTCTTCGTTAAGTTCAATATCGTACCGATCAACTAAACGGTCGTCGATTTTTTGTCTTGCTTTTTCAAGTGCTCTTTCAACGCTTGCAACAAGCCTTCCGCCCCCAACACGACGGTTTTTTAACTTAAAAATATCGTACGTAAAACCACCTTCATCAATTGCTTTCTGTACTTTTATCAGAAATCCATGATACAAATCATACGTAACCGTCCAGACCATTTTCTATCTCCTTTTCTAATCTGTGCTTTTACTGGTAGCCATAACGGCTACAAAAGTCAATAGAAAAAGAGAACGAAATAAAAAATAATTTTACTTTTTACCGTGGCATGGATTGACAACGATTTTTGAAATGATAATCTAACGGTTGTCTTTAGATTGACACTTTTAGTTGCGGTCGGGGACGCATTTCTAATCTGTATGGGCAGGTCGTTTCGGAAACGGAACGGCCTGTTTCATTTTTAAGCGTTTTATTTGCCTTCCACGTCCGACCAGTCCAGATCATGCGTTGCGGTGGAGCCTTTCCCCTTTTTCTTTTTACCCTTCTTACCCTTTTTGGCTTTTTCGTCCTCATCCGCGTTGATGCTTGCCTCAATTGCAACCGTGTAGCCGCCGCCTTTTGAAAGTTCATGGTTTGCTGATTCAATCGTGAAAATCATGCCGTCGATTTCGGGGCGGCAATTTTCGAACGAAAAGGGTGCGCCGGCGCGAACGGTCGGGTCGCCCCAGAGCGTCACGGACGCACTCACTGTTTGCGTTTTAAGCTCATTTGCCTTTGCCTTTGCGGCCGCTTCCGCTTCATCTTTATCGGCAAAAGGCTCTTGAATTTCATAATCTGCTGTCCCCTCACTATCACTATCGCTTTCTACCTCTTCCCGCGTGGCCGTTCCTTTGTCTTGCACATGCGCTTTGACTTTTTTAAATTTTGACCGATAAGAAAATTTAACGCGTGCTGTACCGTTGACTATGTTTTCCGGCCGCGCAACGACCGGCGTGATGTCTTTTCCGGTTGTGGTTTTTGTGCTGCCTTTTTTGGAAAAAATCAGCTTGCCGTCTTTAACCGAAAAAAGCGCGCCGTGCCGCTTTGCCAAACGTTCAGCAAAATGAACATCGCTTTCATCCTGCTGGCCGAGCCACTCATATTCATGCGCGCCAAGTTCTTCGTCTATTTTTGGCTCAAGATTGTTGTCTTTTGCAATGTCCGTAATCACGTCCTTTAATGTCTTGTTGTCCCAATGGCGCGACTTCTGGCTCTTCAGCCCGTCACGCATATCGGCGCCTTTTCCGGAAATTGATATTTTGAACGGAAACATGGAAACTTCCGGGTCGTCGACCGTATATCTACCGAAATACGCGACGCCGGTTTCTTCATAGCCTAGCCAAATTTCAAGGATATCGCCTTTCTTTGGAATTTCTACGAATGGATTACCGTCTTTAAGCTCAAGTCGTACACTGTCTGAAGTGACCCCGTTTTTGTCCTCAACGGAAACCGACATGAGGCGCTCATTAAAATTGCTCGCCAGAACTTGCCCATTCACCTTCACGATTGCCTGCGGAGTGACAGCACCCATCGAAGCCCCTGAACCAGAATTCAATCCCATAATGCCACCACCTCCCGTTCCACCGTCGTTTGCTGTTCCGGTAAAACGATGACAGTGCCAATTGGCAGCGGATCCGGCAAGCTTGCAAGCCCTGGATTGTTTTGCAAGACCGCTTCAACATTGCCACTCTCTCGGCCATATATTTTTTTGCAAATAGCATCAAGCATCTCGCCTTGGTTGGTTCTGTAAACATTCATCTTGGCTCACCCGAACAACGTTTCGACAATTGACGGCATGTTTGACAAACGCCCGACGTGTTTTTTTAATGCAATTGAAAATTCGTTCCGCCGCGGAAGTCCGTAGCGGGTGTGATATGATTGGTCTTCGTCAACACTCTCAATGCGAAAATTGCCGAAGACATCACCCGCCAGCGTCAGCAACGGCAGAATAATGCCGGTTTGAGCAGACGATTGCAGCGCCCGCATTGTTCTCATGCCGCCGTATTCTTCCGGAAACAGCACGCCGCCGATCGTCAATTTTTCATCTTGTCCTCCGGTCCATTGTGCTTCATTGGGGCCTCCGACCACTTCGATTTCAGCCCAGTTCGTCGACACGCTTCGACCGAATTTATTATAACCAAAATTTGTGGCGTGGAACATGTAAGGCCCTAGAGCCATTGGTATTGGTGCCATCAATAAACTCCATCCGAAAACGCACCGGCAGCCGATTTTTGCACGCTTTGGCCGACCATTTCTGCAACTTTTGCCGCCAATGAATTGACGTCCATATTTTGGGCACCCGGTACGTTCAGTGTTATGCCTCCGACATTGACGGTGACTGCTCGAGCACCTGGGTGCGCCCCGCCACTTATAGGACTTCCAACGCGAGGGGCTTGGGGCAAAGAAAGCCTGCGCGCGGCGAAATTGTTGCGCAAATATTGGGCGGTTTCGCTTGCTTTTACGATAAAGCCGGAACGGCTTGGCGTAAAAAGTTCTCGCCCACGTTCACCAACGAGATAGGTTGAACCGGCATTAACCGGTCCGCCGGAAGCGCGCGCACCTTCAACCTCTGCGTCAGTCGTGCCACCGCTATCATCATTGCCTTTGCCAAAGCTGAAAAGACCCTTGATTTTTCCCATTGCCGCGTGGGCGGCATCGGAAATTGCCGTTTTAATATATTCTACAATCTGCCCCATCACGCTTTTGATGCCTTCCCATAATTGGTACATAAGAATTTTGCCGGCTTCAAGGAATTCACCCGCCTTTGAAACAATAATTTCCCGAAGCCGGACCGGTAACGACACCAAGAAAGTTGCAATCCAAACGACCCCGTTCCGCACGCCATTGCCTAGTGCTTTTGCTGCGCGGATCCCCGCCTGTAAAAACCGCCCCGGCAATTGAGCCAGAAAACTACCGATTGTCTTGAGGATGCCCCAAATTTTTCCCGGCAATTGGATGAGAGAAACCGCAAAGTTGCCGACTGCTTTCCCGGCGATTTGACCGAACTCCGACCATTTGTTTTTGCCTGCACTTATCGGCCCAAGCAAGTTTGAAAGCCCCGCTGCAACCCATTTGATACCGTTTATCACCGGTTGCAATAACGGCATGACTGGGGCGAGAGCTTCAAAAAGTGCATCCTTAAAAGCAATAAAGGCAGTGCTTACGCCGTCCCAGTTGTTATAGATCCACACGGCCGCAGCCCCAAGAGCGACGAGGGCAGCGCCAACAACAGTGCTAATCAGGGCAATTCTCAACAATCCCAACGACCTGATCACCAACAGAATGGGATGCCGAAGCGCCATAAATGATAGTCGCAACGGTGCTAGCAACCCCGCGCCGGCAAGTCTGGCAAAGTTTAAAAGTCCGCCTTTTGCCGACAACAAACCACCCTGAAACAAAAGCCAACTATATCGACCCGCCAAGGTTGCAACGCGCAACGCGATTAAGGCAGATGTCGTCAAAACAATGGCACGGGTTAGACCCGGATTGGCCGCCGCAAAATCGCCAAAAGCATTTATCAACGGAACGATTGTTTCCGCCGCTGTCGATAAAACCGGCAGCAAAGATGAGCCGATAGCAAGCTTGAGATTTTCAATCGCGTTAGAAAAACGGGCAATGGCCGCCTGTCCCGTTTGCAGCCGCTCCTGATAATCTTTTTCGACACTACCCTGCGCCGCCATCGCTTGCTTTCGGATGTCGCGGTACATCTGCAAGTTTTGCAGCAATGGCCGCATGCCTTGCTGAACCTGCGCGTCATTGAACAAATAACCGAGCTTACTCATATCGCCTTTGAGTGTGCGATTGGTGATTTCCGTTATCGCTTCAATCGGCGACATGCCGAGCTTTGAGGCTTTTTTCAGTTCTTTTTCAAGATTGACCCCCATTTTTTGAAAATTCTTTTGGGTAAGCGGCGCGTTCATCTTTTGCAAAATATTCGACAAGTTTGTGGCGGCCGAGGCACTATCTCCCGTGCCGGTTCGCACAACCTGCAAAGCCGACGCCAGATCCGCCACTGCCGACACGCCCGTTTGCCCTAAAGCCTGGTAGCCAGCGCCAAGCTCCGGGAAATATTGCGCCATGTCTTTTAGCTCGAAGGCACCAGCCTTGCCGGCTTCAGACATTGCATCCAAAGCCGCGCCAAACTCTTTTGCCGGCACTTTCAAGTTGCTTAAAGCCGAATAACCTGCCTGTGACAAATCAGCAATCGAAGCCTTATAGGCAAAAGCCGCGCGGCCGATTGGTTTCAACATCTCCAAAGCATCCGACCGGTTGGCGCCCATACCGGCGAGCACGTCCATGCCTTCAGCCATTTGGGCAGTGCTTTGGTTTGTATATTTCGCAACTGACTTGATTTGCTCGCCCAAATCGCCAAGTTTGGCGACTGGAACATCAACCTTCTGACCGATGTCGAGAAGTTTTGATTCAAATTCGACGGCAGCTTCTGTCGGGCTTTTTAAGGCATGGTAAAGTGTAAAGCCCATAGCGGCCGCATCAAGCATGCTGCCGCGAGCGGCCGCTAACGCTTGCGCGTTGCGTTGTTGTGCCGCCCGGACGCCTTCCAAAGCTTTGGCAATGGCACGGCTCGGCCCCGTTGCCTGGTCAATCAGCTTGATAATCAGACTGCTGGTATAGCTACCCATGCCACTACTCGCCTATGTTTGTTTCTCGTTTATTCAGATCGATCGCGGCTTGATAAAAATCAAAAACGAGATCTACATCCATTTCCAAAAAGTCGCCGACCGGTGTCGCCAATTTGTTCGCGCAAAAGGCTATAATGTCGATGAATTTTCCGGTGGGTTCTCCGCCGGTTTCTTTTGAGCCTGTTGTGCAAACTTTCCCAAAAAAGGGGCTGCAGCCTCCATAACCGCCGCGAGGTCATCAACGTTGATTTCGCTAATGACGGGGATCGGCACATCAAGCAGGGACGCAAGAAGTGCATATTGCTGGTGCATCTCGCCCTTTACGGCGTCCATGGCCAGCATATCCTTGCCCTTCAGTTTTCTTGTGAAGGTGATTTCGGTGTATGTTTTGCCATTCACCGTAATCGGTTCTGATAGTTTTACGGTAACCGGTTCAATCTTTTCTGCCATTTTTTACTCCTACGCTAGCAAGGCTTGGCGAATTTTGTCGGTTTGTGAAACGCCGTTTACAGAGACTTCAAACGGTGAAAATTCCAGAATTTGTTTTCCGTCGATTTCCAGCTTGTAATACCTTGCTGCAATCGAATAATCGGTTTCGGATTTGTCGCCTGGCTTCCATTTTCCCGCGTCTTGCTTAACAATGCGGCCTGTCAGATAGGCGACGGCGCTTCTCGTCGTCCCATCTTCATCAACAAGCGCGCCCGTGATCATGAATTCTTTGTTCGTGCCGATCTCTAGCCCGAATAAAGAAAGAATAGCTGGGTCAAAAGCCGTGAGCTTGGCCGATGCTTCGAGTTTTTCATACCCCATTGTTACTTGAATCGGCATAACCATGCCGGCATTGCGAATTTCTTCCAACTTTTCAGCGGGAACTGGAATAGCCATTTCGGCTGCCTGTCCGATTTGTGAAACACGGTCGATAAAAATGGTGCAATTTCGTAAAATAAATTGTGGCATCCGTGATGACATGTCATTATTCCTTTTTTGTTTAGAAAAATCAGGCGCTTAAAGCGCCTTGAGTGATCTGTTTTGTGGTTTGGTCGAGCAAAATTTGATAGCTCAAAGGTTCGCGGTGCATGGTGATTCTGATGTCCTTCATCGGGGCGGGCGGTTCAAATTTGACCGCCAATTTCAAAATTCCCTGTTCCATTTCTTCCGGCGTGTTTGTCTCGGGTAACCACACTTTCCAGCCGGGCAAAATTGCCCCCTCAAGTTCCATTTCCCTTAAATAATTTCCCCCGCCTTCGACGATGAATTTTAAGTTTGCTTTAGAAAATGGCTTGTCAACAAATGAAAGCAGCGCTTTTTCGAGGTTTTCGTTGACAATATCAGCGCACCGCCGAACGGGAATGAACTGCCAGTTCAAATCACTGGCGCAGGTCCAAACACCCCACAGCCGGAAACCGCTATTATCAATATTAACAATCGTATTGATGCGATTTTCGTTCATGTAATTCGATTTCGCTGGATATTCGATAGGCCGGTTTGTGCCAACAAATCCTTTAACCGGCACATTTGAGCCTGCCCACCAGAACCCCTGCTGTAAATCCATCGCGGCCTGTTGTGCTGCAAATTGCGGAGAAGATGGTTCTGGCAGATTGATTTGTTCGGTCGTGTCGAATTTCAGCCCTTTCGGGTCACAAACTGCAATTCGATCGGAATTGATGAGTGAGCGATAAAGCACCGCCTCTTCATCTGTCGTGTCGGGGCCGTCCACATAGGCGACGGCGCGGAGTTTTTCTGCAACGCCAATCAATTCGGCAACAACAGGATTTAAGGTCGCACCGACATTGCCATTGGCTGTTGCGCTTTTCCCTTCGCCTTCAATCTTTACATCAACCTGGCCGGAATAACCGTATCCGGCCTTCGTCACCACAATTGCGGAAATTGCCCCGGTGCTTTCGTCCTCAATGACAGCCCGCGCTTCCGCGCCCGATCCATTGCCAGCAATTGTCACTTTCGTCGTTGCTGCCTTGTATCCGCCGCCTCCGTTCACCACATTTACTGATGTGATCCCGTCGGTCGGCGTCGCTTGCGTCAAGCCTGGTGCACATAAGAGCCGCGGTTTATACAGTCCTTTTGCACTCGCCTGCCGGAACGCATGGACGCCGGAAAGTTTCGTTTGGTCTCCGATCGCATTTGCCCAAAGCGCGGCAACCGTTTCTGCTTCCTCAATTCGCACGATAACAATCGGGCAAACAATAACATCAAAAACAGTGTCGATTGCTTTGGGCAAAGTGCCCTTTTTACCTAACTTTACAGCGTCTTGCGGGCGCAAAATTTGCACCGGTGTGTTGAGCGGGAACTTCACCGGATCAGCGTCAGCCGCTGTCCCGATAAGACCGACGACGGCCGTTTTGTTTTGGCGAACCAAAAGCGGTGTTTCCGCCGATTCAAAAACCCGAACGCCATGATAAAAATCAACTGGTGCCAAGACTGCTCTCCTTTTCTTGCACAAAAAAACCGCCTAGCGGCGGTCAGAAGTTGGTGATGATTAATTCTTTTGCCAGCGTCGCTCCTTCGGCGGCGACCGAATAGGTTAGCGACGTTTCCGTCTGCTTGAAATCCGCGAACACTTTTCTAATTTCCGGCGTGTCATTGATCGATAA